ATATATCTTTAGTTTGCTTTGCACCTTTGTACTGTGACCACACATGTATAGTCATTGCTGTGTCTGTGCCATCAACATCCATTGTGCCATATTCGTTACTTTGTTCTTCACCTAATGTTACGAATGGGTATGATGCGCCTTGTGGTACATCATCATATACAGATGCCCCTAATGTACTGGTCAAATTACTATCACCACTCAGCGTTGCGTAAATGCGTGTTTGTAAGGGGAATAGACCTAAACTCATTTGATTAATCCTTGCCGCTTGAAGATACGTTGAATTTTTCTAGCGTTTTTATTCAATGCGGGTTGCATAAATGGTCGTTCACCCATATTCGTTGTACCAAATTCTAGGTGTTTGGCGTAGTTACCACCGCGTCCATCTGAGGCAAATGCAGTTATTTTACCGACTACATTTCCAGCTTCCATGACCACTTGATGACTAATACCACTAACCAATGTACCTGTATCTGATGCGGGCGCTTCACCTTTCGCAGATGCGGTATGTGTTTTACCACCCCTACTATAAGTTGAGCCTGTTTTATTGCCACTCACAATACTGCTAATAGCTTCATTTCTAACTAATAAAGCTGATTTAGTCATAGCTGTACCTAGATTGCGTGGCACATTAGTCTGTAAACGTTTGCGTAGCTTCTTTTTGAATTGCGGTAGATTTTTAAAACTCATGTAGCTACACCTTCTTTACATGACAACTTTAAGAATCTATCCCTTTCATCAATATTTAAGATACTTTTTATATTGAATACTCTAGTGCCATAACATATACGGTACTTTGTATCTATATCACTCCTGTAGCGTATTATAAGCTCATGTGTGGTATCACTGGCTACTCTGCCCTGTCTAAAGGTTTCCGTGCCTGAAATCGGCTTTATATTCGCATATAGGAAGGCTTTGGTAGCATAAGCCTGACTTCTTCCACCACCTGAGTCTGTAGTATCAGTTGCAGATTCTAATTTGACTCGGTATCGCATTTTGCCGATAGAGTTCATTTTCTACCCTGTCGCTAAGAATGCAGATGAGCCTAGACCGCGATGTACCACATACGGTGAGTATAATGTTTTGATAGCTGGCGGTAATGGTGATTTCGCATCATACATATCACCACGATGCTCATACAGATAAGCGATGTGTTGCAACATACCCATGCGTATTGGCTCTGGAACGGCGTATGCTGAAGTATAACCAGCCACATAAACGACTTTTATTGCGTTAGCTACCCTGAGTGCTGTTGGAAATGTTTCGCCCTGTCTAAGCACTACTCTAGCGGGTTCACGCACGTTATCTACATAGTATCTACTAGATGCCATTGTGGTTTCTGTATCTGAGTCATCAAATGTTGATACTGAAGTGACACTGGTAACTGGTGTACGCGGTAAGTTTATATAATTTTTATAGTAGTTTAGATACGCGCCTGTACGCATCCCTTCCCAGAGTGGATCAGCTAACTCATCATAAGCATCAACAAACAAACTTAGTGTTTGCGTCATCAAAGCTCTGCCTAAATGTTCTTCAGCAAGCCTACGCACGGTCTCTACAAATGGTCTAATGACGCGCTCATCTGTACTATCTTCTACTCTTAGATATTCTTTTACTTCTTGCAGAGTTAATGGTTCTACTGTTGGTGCTGTTGTTATCTGTAAACCCGCCATTACATCCACCCCGCAAATAATTGTGACGCTATAATTAGACCGTATAATCCAATTATCATTCCTTCCATTCTGGCAAAACGTCTACTTCCTGAGTCTAAACGTTTTTCTATATTCTCATAACGTATAGCACACTCTCTTTCATGCGCTCTGAGATCGTTTGTATAATCCCTGTTACTTACTATTTTGTTCTTTGCCATCATCATTATCCTCAGTTGCTTCATCTGAAGTTAACAATGCATTTATCTCTGCTATGTAGCGCGTTTGCACTATGTTCTTATGCTCTAAATCAAGATTTAACTTAGCTACGTCATTTTGTACCAAGACTAGCTTGTTATATATATTCTGTGCTTCAGGTGACATATCCGCTACTGGATATTCTGCTTTCTTGTCGTTATCACCTTGTAATACCAATACTCTATCATCTTTATTAGCTTCTGCCATTTTACTATCCTCTGATTATTAAATAATTATATCTTAGCATTTTTCACGTTAATTGGAAGGTTATGCGTCCTCTAGTGTTTTTATTCTTGCTTCTAGTTCTTGGATTGCTCTAACTAAATGAGCTATAATTCCAGTAGGATTTATACCCATATTTTTTTGTCCATCTGTTCCTGTTACAACATCGGGTAATACTTCTTGTACTTCTTGTGCAATAAAACCTGTTTTTTGGTGTGATTTCTACGATAAGTCATCACCCGTTGGTTTCATTTTGAATGATTTAATTGGTAGTTTACATATTTTATCTAAAGATGTTCCTGATACTTCTAAGATATTTTCTTTTAAATCTCTATCAGAAGTTTCAGAACCCGCATGGGTATAAGTACCATCACCTCTAACCACAAACAATGAATTTCCATCTTTATCTGTAACATTGAGTGAATTATGACTTGAGTTACTACCCGCTTGTAATTTTACTCCGCCACTATTGCCCCCATTTATTACTAAAGCCGCCGAGCTTGTATCTGTTATATATGAGGTTGAGCCATCGTGATAAAGTCTTAAATCATTACCCGCCCCTAAGTATAATGAACGGCTATCTTCCAATTTTAAGTCAGCATTTTTTACATCTGCTTGACCCGCTTGCAATGCTAATGTTTCAGACCCACCCGCATAAAATATTTGCATAACACCACTAGCGCCGTAATAGTACATATGTTCATCACCACCAGATGATATATATGCGGTTTGTGACCCATCACTATGGAATCCTATTTTTCCATACCCTGCACCATCTTTTTCAATTACTAATTCTGAGTTTGTACCACCGTCTAAATGTAAAGTACCATCTATGCTTGTCGTTCCTATACCCACGTTTCCAGACGAATCAACAGTCATTTTAGATGATGAAGCATTAGCCGCACCAGTATAAAACTGTAATTGTCCATTACCTCTACCATCAAATAAAACCCCAGCAGTCTTATGTGCGCTATCTAAAACAGTTACATTGCCACCACTATTCAAAGAAATGTTCTGCCCCATTAAAGTATAAGTTCCAGTACCATCTTCATATTGACTAATAGTAAAATCATTAGAATCAACCCCGCTTTCTATCGCAAACCGAGCAATCCCACTATCACCTGATGCTTGTGCGGGTAAAGATAATTTAGCAGTTGGGGTAACTCCTACGCCTAAGTTGCCCGCTGAAGTAAGCACCATCTTCTGAGCCGCCGCTTCACTAGCACCTGTTTTAAATACTAACTCTGTGGCGTTGTTGTCTGCCGCAAATGTTCCCTCTGCTACCGCTTCTATAGCCGCACCTACTAATATAGCATCAGTACCGCTTGCTTCTTTTGGTGCTTTGAATTCTATCTTACCTAGTACGCTACCATCAGTAACCGTTGTGTCTGTGGTTTGTAGTTCTAGTGTAGCCCCATCAGCATCAGGCGCGTAAGCTGTTAATTCCAAAGGGATTTTTGTACTTGCCATTCTATGCGTCCTCTAAGTAGGTTGATTAGCTTCGTTATATGCTTTTCTAGCGTTCTTAACTGATGTTGTCCAAACGGCTGATGCGATACCTTTTACTTCATCAGACTCACTAGATACGTCTGTATCTGTATGTGTCCAGCTTCCATCGTAATCTGAAGTTACACAATGTAATACTTTTCTATGGAAAGTTCGCGTAAGCTCTACACCATCTTCTTTGAGAATAGTTGCTTCTCTAATTTGAATTGCTTTATAGTCACCTATAACTTCAATTTTATCTTCTATTACTGTTTTTGTTATTGCCATTCTATTTACTCCTGTCCGTACCTAGAATCCACTAGGTATAATTGTTGAAATTTGTTAATTACTCGTCAGTCATATAAACGCCTGACATAAGCAATGGGAAAACACCACCAGCACGGCTATAAAAATCTGCGCGTGTAAGTACAGCAGAGTTTCCATCATTTTGGTGAAAATAAATATAATTAGAGGTAATAATAGGAAGTGCATCATTCAGATTAACCGTACCACAATACCCTAGACTTAATGCCGCATAAGTACTAGCTGTATGGTCAAAGGGTAATCCAGTAACTTTTTGCATTGAACCATTGTTACTTGCTGTCATGCCTGAGAAATAACAAGTAACATGGACTATCCTACCAATCCTCGTGTATTTTGCACTATGTACTGTAACTGATGTTGAAGTACCTTCAAATGCTGGTGTCCAAGAACCCTCTTCATAATGGTCTAATATTTCAGCAGTAGTATTTCCTGTATCACTTGCTGTCTGAGCAGAGAAGTCAATACCTTTACCCGCTGTGCCGATTACTAGGTTGCCAACTTTAACCTCAACATCACCACCCGAAGTTATGCGCATTCTTTCAGCCGCATTAACTGTGAATGCCATGTTCTCACTACCAGAAGTAGTGTTATAAGCAATTATTGCGTCATCTACATCACCTGAATGTCCAAAATTGATAGCAAGTATAGATGAGCTACCACCTAAAATACTTAACTCAGTATTATCATCACCTTCAACAATCAAAACTGATCCCGCAGTTGCAGTTCCGCCACTAGCGGCTTTTTGTACTAATACTTCATTATTACCACCATCAACAAATAACATATTAGCACTACCGTTGGATTCAACTCTGAAGTCTACGTCTGCTGACCCTTCGTTAATGACTACTGTACTAGCAGTAAAGTCTAAAGCTCTAGTTGCACCAGCATAAAATGTTTGTGTATCAGTACCAAAATCTAATGATGTATTTGTATCGCCTTGATGAACAATAGACTGTCCAACAGTTAAAACTCCATCTATTGCTATATTGGTATCTAGCTTGGCACTGGTAACTGCGTCATCAGCTATCTTGGCTGTCGTTACATTAGCATCAGTAATATTGGCAGTTAATACAGCATCAGCGGCTATGACTCTTGATGTTATTTTAGTATTTGCCATTTATGCGTCCTCTAGTGCTGTTAGTCTTGCGTTAAAACCAGCGGCTATAAATTGGTTTAGTTGTGTATATTCTATTGAATACATATCACCCGCTGACTTTGCTTCTTGTACTGTGGTTTCTATACCCACATTTGTTTCTTTAATTTCTTCTACCGCATCCCAAGTATCGTAGTGAACCAAGTTATAATCTAATGCCGTTAAACCGCAAGACTCCATAATCTCTATAACTTTTTGGGCTGTTACACCTACATTTATTCTTGCGTTGTCACCTTTTTCAGAAACATCTGCTAACCATTTATAAGTACCAATTTCTTTTGCTAATAACTTTGAGGCATTTATTTCATTAGTAGTTAATGCTGTTAGTGTAGTTTTTAGCCTAGCATCTGAGGTATTGATAGCATTATTTGAATATATTTGTCTTATACGTTTGCTTGCTGTGCCAATATCTTGAGCATTGGTATAGTTAGGGGAAAAGTCAGCGCCATTGAAATTCCATCTTCTAGTATTATCATGTGATATATGGGCATCTGACGCGTTCATTGTTAATACAACGTGACCATTAGCATATGATCTGTTTGAATAACCACTACTCGCCCAAGACTCAAAATTATCAGCAGTTTCATCGTGCCATATCGCGGCTTTTTGAGTACCGTTATTAAAAAAAGTAAGTTGCGTAAATCTATCTCCCGCATTATCTAAATGTAGCTGGTCTCCATTTGCACCAACAATTTCACATACACCACTTGGACTTGTAGTTCCGATGCCTATTCTTCCGCCCGCTGACATATCAATATACATTGGTGTAATAAAAGATGAGCCATCAATACCTTGAAAAACTAAATCTCCATCAGCAACGATGGACTGTATTACTGCATTGTTTCCATCTTTTTTTATTGTAGCGTAGGTTGTACCGCCATCTATAAATCTAACTTCACCCGCATCATCGGCATCTAATTGTATATTACCCGCTACATCTATTGTTAAATCACCGCTTGATAGGTCAATCTCTGTGCCACTTATCGTTAGATTGCCTTTTACTATATTTCCAGCAAACGTAGCATGGACATTTTCATCAATACTGATTGCGGGTGTTGTACCTACTGCTGAACCTTTACCTATTACCAGATCATCAGCAGAATCATCAAGACCAATATAAAAGTCTTGCGCATTGCCATCAAACACTATTTTTCTATCTACTGCTGACCCAGTTCCAACGGTTATATCGCCTGAGAATGTTGCGTTCTCACTTGAATCAAATGTCATTGCAACGGCATCAGCGGCAGAAGTAATACTTACTGCGGTAGCCATTATGTCTTTCACATCAGCTTTCTTAAGTGCGTTGTCTGTAGCATCAAGAATCATCATGTGATCGCCCGCTACTGGTGTGACTGCGCTTAGACTAGATATACCTGTTGCGGGGAAGGTGTTTATCTCCGTCATGGTGAATGTTTGTACTTCTAGGATAGCCCCATTTGCGGGTGCTGTGTCCATTGTCAAAGTAGTGCCACTGACTGCGTAATCTGTCTTTTGCTGATATACGCCATCTAGGAATACGTTAGTATTATTTTCATGTGAAGGGTCTATTGACAGTGTGAATGCAGTTGTAGAGCCATTAGCTGTAAACTGGTCTATGTTTAGCCCTTGTCCTGATACAGCATTAGATACATGATAAACAACGACTTTTCTGCCGTTCTCTGGCTCTGTATCAAGCGTTAGTGTTGTTCCTGATACGCTGTAGCTATTAGGGTTTTGATATACACCCTCTATAAATACAATGGTGTTATCTGTGCTTGCGGGTGCTTGCGATAATGTAAATTGTTCTGGATTAGCACCTGATGAATCTACTGTGTAGGTATTGACACTTAACGTAGATGTACCACCGCCCCCAATCTCACCCCACGCATCAGTGTAGCCTTCAAAACGAGATAGTGTGCTGTTGTATCTTAGATAGCCCGCCGCACCTGTTGGTCTTTGCCCTGTCGTTCCTACTGGCAAATGCACCGCGTCAGTGTAGCTCCCGATATCCAGACTCACATCTGGGGAAGCGTTTCCGATACCGACTCGGTTTGCACTGACATCCACGAATAATACATTGGTATCTATAGCTAGATCACCTGTCACTCCAAATGTTCCCGCTACTGTACCGTTAGCATCTACATCTAAGGTATCTATGTGTGCTGTACCGTCTAGGAATAGGTCTTTGAATTCTGTACTGCTTGTACCTAAATCAACATCATTATTAGTTTGTGGCGAGAATATGCCATCTGCTACATACACTTGTTCTGCGTTAGCGGCGTAGAAATGTATCTCATCTGCTGTTTCAAAATCAATTTTAGTTTGGTCATCTTCACCAATTTTTATGTCTGCGGCTAAGAGATCAATATTTGCAGTACCATCAAAGCTGACCCCACCGATAGTTCTTGCTGTAGCCAATGCAGTTGCCGTAGCCGCTAATCCTGTCGTATCTTGATTGAGCGTTCCAATAACTAGGTCAACAGTGTTATCCGCATCTTGATACGTTGCCGTTATGCCAGTTTCAGTATTTGAGCTAAACATAGCCCCGACTGTATCGCTTATAACTTCAGATAAATCTATGTTGGCAGAGCCATCAAAACTAACCCCATGTATCGTTCTGGCTGTAGCAAGGGCAGTAGCGGTGTCTGCATTGCCTGTTAAAGCGCCTACAAAGCCTGTAGCGGTGATTTTTCCTGTGGATGGGTTGTAAGTTAGTGTACCGTCACTTTCTAGCCCTAAATTGCCACCATCTACATCACCACCCGCTGTAAATATTAGGGCGTTATTTTCATTAGTGCTTTCATTGTCAGTAATAGTAACTGTGGTTGCTATCGCCGCTGTTCCAGTTGTATCTTGGTTAAGCGTACCTACTACAAAGTCTAAGGTATTATCGCTGTCTTGATAGGTGACAGTTACATTTGTTTCCGTGTTACTAGAAACCATCGCCCCAACGGTATCACTGATTGTTTCTGCTAGGGTTGTACCGTTTACAGTAATTGCATCAGCTTCTAAAGTACCATCAATATCTACATTGCCTGAGATATCAAGCGTTGCCGCTGATAATTCTCCCGCTATAGCCATATTACCGCTAGATGGGTTGTATGTTAGCCCTGTGTCTGTTTCTGCGCCCTGTGCGCCTGTAGCGCCATCTACGAATACAGGGTAAACCGTTTCATCTGCTGAATTATTCGCTGTTACGGTAAATGTACCCGCATTCCCTGTGGTGTCCTGATTTAGTGTGCCAACCGTTAGGTCAATCGTATTATCTGCGTCTTGATAGGCTACCGTTATGCCGCTCTCTGTATTAGATGAGAACATTGCACCTACGGTATCTGAAATAACCTCTGATAGATCAATATTAGCTGATCCATCAAAACTTACACCATGAATGGTACGCGCCGTAGCTAGTGTAGTTGCAGTGGCGGCAAGTGCTACCGCTATGTTTGCTGACCCATCAAATGATGTTCCACCAATGGTACGCGCTGTGGCTAATGTAGTTGCGGTTGAAGCATTACCTGTGAGTGCCGCTGTCACACCCGCTGTTGTTAACATTCCTGTTGATGGATTGTAGTTTAATCCTGTATCAGTTTCAGCACCTTGCGTTCCAGTTGCCCCATCCACGAACAATGGATAGACAGTTTCATTAGCTGAGTTATTCGCTGATACCGTTACATTGGTTGCTAGGGTTGCAAGAGCTACATCTATATTTCCAGTTCCGTCAAATGATGTACCACCAATATTCCGTGCGGTTGCGAGTGCGGTTGCGGTAGCCGCTAATGCTACTGCGATATTTGCTGAACCGTCAAAACTTGTACCACCGATTGTGCGAGCCGTTGCCAATGTTGTAGCTGTGCTTGCGTTACCTGTGACCGCCCCTTCTAAATTAGCGACTAATGTACCGACTGCATAACCTGTTCCAGAAACATTTACTGTGGTGGTGGGTTCTGCCTGTAAGTCCTTGAATAGCTTCCACTTTCCTGAATCATTAGCATCTCTAAATAGACCAGCGTACAAGTCTTGAGAACCAGATGTGTCATATAATCCATATAAACCTATATCTACTGAATCAGCGCTTGAGTTTGCTTTTGCTAATTTAATTAGAGGGTCTTCAACGGTTAAGGTTGCTGTATTAACAGTTGTGGTATCACCATTGACTGTATAATCACCTGTAACAGTTAGGTTGCCCGCTATTGTGACGTTATCTGGCAAGCCGATTGTTACGCCCGCATTTTCTGAGCCTGAACCGCTTACCTCAATCTCATTAGATGTACCCGCGACTGTAGCAACATAATTACCAGTGGTATCAGTAGCCAAAGCCACGCTATTTGCGGCGATAGTTGACGTTATAGATATATTGCCTGTGCCATCAAATGATGCTGTACCTGTTACATCACCCGCTAATGCTATGTTTCTTGCTGTTTCTAATGCTGTTGCAGTGGCGGCGTTACCAGTGGTGTCCTGATTCAAAGTGCCTACTACGAAATCTAAGGTGTTGTCAGAGTCTTGGTATGAAACCGTGACATTTGTTTCAGTATTACTACTGACCATTGCGCCTACTGTATCAGCTATAAATTCATTTAATGCCGTGCCATTAACTGTATAAGCATCGGCTTCCAATGTGCCGTCTACATCAACATTACCTGATATGTCTAAGGTTGCGGCTACTAGCGCACCACCAATAGTTAGATTACCAGAGCTAGGGTTATAACTAAGACCAGTATCAGTTTCAGCCCCTTGTGAACCTGTCGCACCGTCAACAAATATTGGATATACCGTTTCATCAGTAGAGTTGTTTGCAGTTACGGTAAAGTTGTCTGCTGTACCTGTAGTATCTTGGTTTAATGTTCCGATGACAAGATCAATAGTATTGTCACCGTCTTGATAGGTAGCGGTTATGTTAGTTTCCGTGTTTGAGCTAAACATAGCGCCTACGGTGTCTGATATTACTTCACTGAGGTCTATGTTAGCTGTACCGTCAAAAGATACACCATGTATTGTTCTCGCAGTGGCTAACGCAGTGGCAGTGGCAGATAAAGCTACGGCAATATTAGCCGTGCCATCAAAACTCGTACCGCCTATTGTTCTAGCAGTAGCCAGAGCCGTTGCAGTAGAAGCGTTCCCTACGACATCACCTGTATAACCTGATGATGTAATCGTGCCTAGTGATGAACCACCATCTGCGAATGTGATTGTGCCACCATCAGCATCTAGCGTAATACCGCCACTTGAATCTAAGGTTACAGTTGTTCCAGCTAACTCTGCCGTACCATCAGCCGTTATTTGGATGTTAGCCGCCGCCGCAGAAGCATCTGTCGTGGTTATATCAAGCGTTCCATTAGTACCTACTACTAAGGTAGCCGTATCACCAGATGAGCCTGTCATGGTTACTGTCTTAGCATCTAACGCTATATCATCAACGGTGAGTGCAGATAGTGTGCCTAATGAGGTTACGTTGGGTTGTGCGGCAGTTTCTAGCGTACCTGTCATAGCTGTAATGGTCATTGATGCAACCGTACCGCCCTGTATTTTATCGCCGCTTATTTGGTCATTTGCTAATGTAAGTGTGCCGCCTGATACATCAAGGGTCTTACCACTACCTACTGTGACATTTGTACCGTCTATTGTGCCGCCATTTATGTCAGTAGTTGTTAATACTGAGCTTGCTAATGTGACAACGCCTGTTGAGTTGGCTATTGATCCCGCCGCAGTACCATCTTTTGCTTTTATGTTGGTTACTTCAATATTTGTGGTATCTACTGTAGTTGAAGCTAAATCAGTGATTGTAGTTGCGGCAATCGTACCACCTTCTACTTTATCACCTGATATTTGATTATCAGCAAGAGTAAATGTACCCGCTGATACGTTTAATGTTTTACCAGACCCTACCGTAATGTTTGAGGTTGCTATAGTAGCCCCATCTATTGTACCGCCATCTATATCTGGTGCATTTACATCTGGGCTTGTTAATACCTTGTTAGTTAGTGTTTGACTGCCTGTCAGTGTCGCTACAGTTGAATCAATGCTTACAGTAATGGTATTAGTACCACCTACAGTATCAATGCCTGTACCGCCCGCTACGGTGAAGGTCTCACTATCTAGGTCTATGGATAAAGAGCCACCACTATCACCTTGAAAGTCCATATCTTGCGCTGTAATCTGTGCATCTACATACGCTTTTATTGATTGCTGTGTGGCAAGTTTGCTGTTGCTGTCTGAACCTAGATTATCTTCATCTAATACCCCTGTGACAGTAGCACCACCACTGGTAAATATTAGACTGTAGATTTTAACTGGTACGGATTGCGCTCTGGAAGATAAGCTATCTATCCATTCAGTATTGTCATGGTCATATATTACTAATGAGCCATTAGCACCCGCTGTTGAGGCGTTTACATCTCTATTTAATAGTGTATTTGCACCCGCTAAACCCTGTGTACCTACTGTAATGACAGATATATTAGTAGCATCTGTGACTTCAATCTGATTGATAGTGCTACTAGGGCTTATGGTTATGTTGTCTGTACCGCTCACCGACTCATGTTCCTTCTAACACTATATGTGCCTTCCAGAATCCGATATACATTTGAGCCTGTGGTTATCTCTAAATCATAGACACCATCACCTGTAGCTAGGTTAGCTGTATCTGCCGCTGTCATTGATAGCGTAACTGTACCCGCTGACCCGCCTAATGCGACCCGACTATTTGCTGTTGTGAATGTTGCTATTACGGTTGATGATTCAGGATTCTCTCTTAAATCCATCTCTGCCGCACTATAGCCTGTGAGGTTTATGACAGTACCCGCTGAATTTTTAAGCGTTAATACTTGTCCGAATGTTGCACCCTGTTCTATTACAAAATGATGATAACCCGCGCTCATGAATACCTATTCCTCTAGTTAGCATGGTATCTACCATATTGCATCTGCTTAGATTGATAATACCAGAAAACTAGGCTTTTGCTTTCGTTTTTTTCTTGGTAGTTTTTTTCTTCTTAGTAGTTTTTTTAGGTGCTTTACCACCTTCATAGGCTTCATTTATGTCAGGTGTACTAGGATCATCTTTTTCATAATGACCTTTATCATTCCTTGCTCTTACTGGGGCGGCTTCTTCAATATCGGCTGTTGCTTCCATCTTAGTTTCCATAGCCCATCCATTAGCAACAAATGTATTCATCAATTCTTCTTGCCACGTTTCAGTAGCATCTATGACTTCATCATGCTTATACAGCCGTGCTTCTGTACCTTCTGTATTGCAAGAGCCTACTTTTGGTACTGTAATCTTATATTGCTTCTTTGCCATAAGGCATCCCTCTGTTTGGTGATTTGGGATAACTGAAACTTATCTCATGAATCAGCTATCCCGCATCATTTTACCAATCACGCATTATGCGCAGTGAAAGCGTTGTCCGCCGAGTGTCTAGCATGACCTTTAACGACCATAGCACCCAAAGGTGTGCCGTTAGAGTGTGTGCCAGTTTTAGCAAGTACAACTCTTACATACCTATTTCCGCCAACATAACCAACACGGAATACGTCACCCGCTGAATCTGGGTTACCACCTGTAGTTCCGTCTAGCTTTAGGAAGATACCACCAGCGGCAATAGTGCCGTCAATGATGTCTGCTTGAGCGCAGTCAGTAAATGTTGAGTTATCAGTTGAATGTTCCAATGAAACTTCAAAGTAAACTGATCCAGAAAGGGTATCGCCTTCAGCACCTACATCAACAAGAACAGTAGCACTTTCATAACCTTGAAGGTCTACTCCTGTTCCGTTTGCCGCGGCAGTTCTAGTCGCGGCGGCTAGGCTCACTACTGGTACTATATTATTGCTTAAATCTTTCATATATCACCAATACCTTTATGTTGAACATTTTTGTTTAACGATAGCTTCCGCCTGAACCACTTGACCACCAACTCTACGGCGAGCAATGTAACGTACATTACCAGTTGTAGCTTGTGTGAATGGATCGCGTAAAACCGCCATAGATACCCTGTCTACAATCATGTAGGCACGTCTAAAGTCACCGAATGCTACTGGATAGGTATTGCTACCTTCAGATGGCATATCAGTTGCTTCAACATACGGATATCCTAATACTGTGTTAGTTACACCACCAGTGAGCATCATTCCAGCTTGGAATACATACTGACCAGCCGTATCTTTCAGTTTGCGAATGCTTGAAAGAGTAGTTCTATTGAATACAAACGTACCATTTTTAGCATA